AGTTTGGCGAAGAGTCATACCGATAAGCGCATCACCAGAAGTAGCTGGCTTGAGGCTTAAGGTAACTCTTGGGTATTGATTAGCTCCAACATGTGGATAATTAGTCTTGCCAAGATATGACGCGTAAGCATTGTCATAAGTAATGGTATCAACATTTAAGTTTCCGCTTTCGATAGTAACGAAAACGCCAGCGTCTCCGTTGCCAACATCGGTAACGTTTTCATTAACGTATCCAGTTCCAAGAGCGAACATGTTGATAACGTCAGTTTCGTTATATTGTCTGAATGGTAATGTTCTAAGTGACATAATATTAATTTTTAGATTGTTTTAGGAAATAGTAATGTTTTCGCGAGAGAATGCGCTTGCAAACTTATCGCGGAGAGATTTGGTTTCTTTTGAAGATTCTTCATTTGAATTTGGTAATCCACTTTCAGAAGCTTGTGCTTTTTCAAGAGCTTCTTCAGCGAGTTCCTTGTCGGTTTTATTTTCAGAAGCGACAGAAACAGATGCGAGCTTCTTGGCTACTTCTTCATCGATTCTATCTTGAATAGACTTGTCATAAGAAGCTTTAACTTCTTTATCCTTGTGTTTCCACATGATTGCCAACTTGCCTTGATATGATGCGAAAGCTTCTTCAGAAGGATCAAGATTCTTAAGCTCATCGAGAAGAACCTTGCGATCTTCGTCGTCGAGATCATAGCTATTATCGATAACTTCCATTCTTGCATTAAAGCGAGCAATAGCTTCTTCTTGCTTTTTGAAATTTTCGAATTCAGCGATTCTTTGTGAAGCTTCACCAATTTGAGTTTGAAGTTTTTCAACAGAAGCTTTGAGTTCTTCGCGCTCTTTAATAGCAGCAGCGGCTTCATCTTCAGCTTTAGTAAGAGATGCACGATATTCGACATCCTTTTGTTTAATCGCTTCAGCGAATGTATTGGTCATATTCGCTACCGCTTCTTCAGAGAATTTCTTCTCGACAAGAAGGTCTTTAAGTTCAGAGAGGACTTTTTCAATATCCATAATAGTTTCTTTTTTGTCTTTTACATTAGCTAATTGTATTTGGGAAATAGATGACTCTGTTTTTTTATTATAATCTTTTATTTTTATATCGAAATATGATTTTTTATCTCTTTTGTCTTTTATTTCCACCATTGAAGATGATTCGGTGTCTGAATATAAGCCTTTGACATCCGCTGCTGGATTTGTAGTAAAGCCAATCCCAAGAGGATAGATTTCCCCACTTAATAAACGATAAACATTTGTGCCATCATCAAGTTTTCCAGCACCACCGTATGCTTTTAATCTTTTGCGCATTTCTTCGAAGTGCTTGGGATTGCTGATTATCTCTGCGTCTTTCAAGTCAGCGCTTCCAACAGCAATAACGAAATCACTGAATCCAACTTCCCAGCTTGTTGAAATAGATTGATATAGAGAATCTTCTGGATCTACAGATCTCTCAATAAGCTTTGCAAATTCTTTGTTTGCGTATTTATAAACAACAGCGCCCAAAGAAATATTGTATGGATCGTTTCTATTTAGAGCTTCTTCTACTTCGATTAAAGAGTTATCTCCGTATTCACTAAACCCAGCACTTACGATATGACCAACAACCTTACCTTTATCGTGTTCGATATTGGTTGGCTTGTGCAAAAAGTTTTTAATCACTCTGGCAGCGGTTGCAGAATCCATTCCATCATCATTTCTGTTGAATTTATTAATAACTGCTGCGTTAAAGGCTGTTCCTAAGATGTCGATGTTTTCAGAGAAATCTATATCTTTTGGGAGCAAAGGTTTTAAGTTTTCTAAAGAAGCTTTAGAAATAAAAGACTCATCACCTTGAACGCAAGATAATATTGATGATTCAAATTTAGTAGTATATTTATACTTCATTGATTTTTGTGGAGTGGTATAATAAAGCTGCCGAATAATCATCCTCAATTTCGTGTTCAGAAGCGATATCTAAAACTTGAGGCATTGTTGATAGGAAAGCTATTTCGTCAAAATTCTTTACACAAGAAGATGCAGCAGCTTCCCAAGTATTTAAATCTTTAGAAACAGTGATAGCCTGAGATAACTTTTCGATCATTTGAAGCTGTTGATCACTTAAAGTTTTAATGCTCAATTTCTTTTTAAGGCTTTTTTCTATCTTAGCTCTTGTTTCATCAATATGCTTTACTACAGATTGAATATTCTTTATAGAAAAGTTTGCTTTTGTGATTGGGATACCAGTTGTTCCTTCTGGTCTTCCCGCAACCTTGTTTGTTTGATTGATTGCTGCCTTATTAGCGTTTGGATCTTTCGGCGGCGGAATAACTGGAACACCACCAACGATTGGATTGTAGTAGCCATCTTCTCTTTCCTTGACGAATCCTTCTTGAGCAGGAGCGATATCTTCTGCCTTTGGAAACTGACCAGTATGGAACATTTCCATGCCCTGCTGTGGAGTGATGATTCCAAGCTCCATAAGGCGTGTAGAAACGCGCATAAGCTGGGTTTGATCTCTGATATCGATATCCCTGAACTGAGCCGTAGGATAGTTCTTTAAGCCCATGTCCTGAGCAATCCTGCGAATCTCAGGTTGAAGGAAATCATTCAAGAATGCATTGCGGGCTTCTTTTAATCTATCAATGAAAATTTGGGCTTTTACTTCAGTTGCACTGTATTTTTCTTCACCGATAACAATGTTTTGTAATCCTTGTTTGATGTCTTCATTGAGAACCTTATATTTATCTGGACCCAAGACATTATTAAGTTCTGGAATAACGAACTGAGCTTTTGTGGTATAATCAGAAATTAATACTCTTCCAACGCTTTCGTTTTTGAACAACGTCTGCATCGCAAGTAAATTATTTTGATTGATGCCGCCTTTATCTGGTTCAGCGCCCATGGTAATAAGCAGAATAACATTTTCTACTGTTCTCGTAATGGCTTGATCCATTTTCTTTAGTTCCATTTTAGCGTTGATATCTTCCAACACTGGATATCCAAAAGGAACTGCGAAAGGTTCATAGTCTTGTTTTTTATAAAACGAATAAGTTAGCTTTTTAGGATCAAGTTCGATTTTTAATCCATCTGAGTAATAAGCTCCTTTTTTAATGTCTTTTCGAACATCTACTGGAAGTCCATTTAAGATATCTTCATCTTCTTGGGTGATAGGATTTTGCAATCTAGCCAATTCATACTCAGAAAGAATTTTTTCGTATGCACCAGTATTGAATGTAGATCCTCTTTTGGCAACAACGTCGAAAGGGTTCAATAAAATATACTTGACTGGAATTTTATTCACTGAAGATGTTAAATCTCCAATTTGACGCATAACTCTTGTGTAATCATCTACTTGGAACTTACCATCAACACGATAAAGGAATATATTTCCACTTCGATAATACTCTCTGAAGTATTGATCTTTTAAATTCCATAGTTTAATTTTCTTAAACCATTCGGTGAAGAATGTTCTGCTTTTTTGGGAGCCTCCTTCAAAATAAATTTCCGTATTAGCAAATTCTGCCATGATATCAATAGCATTTCTAAATATAGCAATATTAGCGTATGCTTTTTGGCATAGTTCGATAGCCTCACGAACATTGACTCCATCCATTGCATAGCTATATGGCAGAAGACCATTTCTAATGCTGCTGAATCTATCAATGGTTCTATTAAAAGCTGCTCTGTTTATTCTGCTTGTGCTTTTCTGGTTATCGCTTGATCTCTCATACGAAGCGTTGGATGTATGGAACTTAGAAGAGGCACTTGAAACATAAAACGGTTCTCCACATAATTCTGGCTCATATTGAGCTTGTTCTACTGGATGACTTAAATTAGTTTTTGCTTGACTAATTTCGTTCCAGTATTGAGACTTCTTATTGTATTTACGCTTTGGCGATTGCATCTATCTATTTTACACGAAAAGTCTCAAAGTTAACTTTAAAAGTTAATTAATAAACATTGGAGTGAATGTTGATGAAACAGTTTCTTGCGGAGTAGCCATCATATCGTAATACAAGTTCATCATCCAATTGCCTAGAACTATTGTGGAATAAGAGTCTTTTCTTGCTTTATCTGCGCCTCTTTGCTTTTTAAGATTCAGCGGCAAATCAAAACTTTGCGTTCCCTGAGCTGAACTGCTGACTTGAATCAACGCGCATTGAACTTTGATCATGTCAACCATGTCTTTTAAATGCTCAATAAAATCAATCATTTTAGCGCCAGCTTCTTTTTCGTCGTCGAGTCTAGTAAACTTTAACTCTGATATTGGAATATTGTAGGATTTTTGACGCGAGAAATCATCGTTCATAGCCATACCAGCAAACAAGATTTTTTTATGGTCAAATGCAGACTGTAATAACTCATTCGCATATCTGATCCAAAACGAACTTGGTTTTCTCAAGAATACTATTCTCTTTGTTTCTAAGTTGTATTGATTTCTAGCATCACGAAGAGCTTTATCATATTCTTGTGTGTTATCCAAGTCCGCATCAAAGCATTCTAATTTCAGATTGTTCTTTTTAAATAATTCGCTTTCATTGCACGAATTTAAAAACTGAACCCCACCATTATAGTCTCCGACAACAGCCACAATGTTGAATGACTTTAATAAATAATAAAAATACTCAATGTGTCTTTTTAAATTGGTTCCAGATAAAGCATAAGAATGAACTACTACGCCACTTCTTTGATCGGGCAGCAGTTTTATCACTTGCATCGAGAAATCGTCTGATCCATCGCTTTCAGACCATGATGGGTCGAAAGATAGAATATACTTGGAGTTGGAGTCGCCCATAACTTCCACGCATTGCCCCTCTCCGTCCACTATCGTGC